CCCTACACGACGATCTTCCGATCTAGAACATACGGCCCGGCCAACACCGTCGAGGCGCCGTCCGTGAAGCTGACCGATACCTGTCCCTGTGCCACCAACAGCATCCGGAAGATCCTGACCGTCTGGCTGGCTACGGCGGCCACGATGATCGTGTTTCCCGAAGCGGACACGGTATTGTTGTCGATCGTCGTCTGTGCTTTCGTCGGCGTCGCAGGAATTACGGCCGTCCTCTCCCGTGTCACGGTCGTCGAGGCGGCGTTGACATATTGCTCGGCGTCGAGCGTCGGTCCACCCGTCGAGCTTGGAAGTGTAATTGTCTGATCTCCGGGCATTGTCTTAGTCCCCCGATAATCTGATGCGCATCGTCACATTGTACGTGTCGTCCGCAGCGGATAAATAAAATGCTACGATGACCGCTCCGATCTGATCATTCGCAGCGGTATCTGTGTAAGCTGCGTTCGTCGCACCGGCCGCACAGCTCAAGATATATTCCATCGCCATCCCGGTACCACTATCGATTCCAGCACCCACCCACCCACCGAGTAGTTTGTAGATTGCCGGTGCCCCGATACTGGTGCTAGGATTAACGAGGCCACACAGCAGCTCTCCGGCTCCTCTTGGCGTGATGCTCGGATCTGTGACATTGCCGGAACCGTCGGCAGTCTTACTCACAGATGCCGCGTCGGTGTCGAATGTCGGTGTTCCACCGGAACTGTAAAATACGACGACCTCCGCTCCCATCTTTATTCCGGAATTGCTCCATGTTGCAGTCGCTGTCTGTCCGATGCCTGATGGAGCTTTCGCCACAAAGGCGATATACGAGTACAGTGGCGTCGAGGGACTGGACGGCGAGACGGTATAATTCGTTCCGCTCGTCGGATCCTGAACAGTCAACGTTCCCGGATTTCCATCGAAAATCAGACCAAAGACGATCGTGTCGCCGGTCTGGGGCGTCACCAACGGAATGGTCATGGTCGCTGGAGTTGCCGCCGGATAGGTAGCGCACAGGTCTTCTGTTCGCATCCAGAACGCAGTCGACGCAAGCTTGAAAACCATTACGCCCGACGTGTACGGTCCAGTGGTATTGCTATTCGTGAAGCTCACGGATACCGAACCGGCCGAGGAGCTCGCTATATATTCGGAGCAGATCGTCTGTCCGGAATCACGCGACGAACCCGTCCAGCCTCCCAGAGTGCCACCGGGAGCTGGAGCCGTGACGGTGGACGCCGTGTCCGGCATCATCCCGGCGTAGAGCAGTTCTCCGGCACTCGGCGAGACTGACGGCGAAGTCGATGCACCACCGGACGACGCTACGTTCTGGGAAAAAGCATCGAAATCGAACACCGGAACTCCACCAGAGGGAACGAACTCGTCCACGATTATCGAGATGTAGCTAGAAGCAAACGACAACGACGCCGTGATCGTCGCACTGGGACTGGGACTGGATGGAACGACCAGATAGGCCATATACAGACTGGTTACAGCCGTGGAGTTTAGCGACGGAGAGTTCGGCATGACCGTAAAACGATTGTTATTGCCATCCAAAACGGTAATTTTCTGAGCGGTGCCAGACGCGAAGCCAAGCACTACAACCAGCAGATCCCCGGCCGTCGGCGTCGTGCCCAGCGTCACGGCGATCGACGTGTTCGAACCGGCGTTATGGTTCGTGTTGCTCGTCTGGCTCACTCGCGTGAAGCTCATAATCTTTCAGGCTGGTTCCTGTCCTCCGAATCCAATCAACGGTGCATCGGGCGGACGCAGCGTGAGGTAAGTAAACTCCGCCCCATACGGGCTCGTCCCGATGGTTCCAGATTCCGTGTAGCTTCCGTGAAGCGTGGCCGGTCTATCGCCGACATAAAGACTGGATGGCGATCCACCTATCGTGCCGTTGTTATATCGCATCGTCAGACCGCTGGTCGTGGTGAAATTGCTAGCGGAACCGTAACCGTTGCCGAACACTACAATGAGCTGATTGTCAGTGCTGGTCGTAAAGCTCTGGCTGAATGACAGAACGCCGACACCGCTTTCCACAACCAATGCCACTTCGAATGGGCCACTCACACTGAAAGTCGTGTACTCGGTGACCAGAACCTGAGTGTACGTTTGTGCGGAAGAATAGGTGACGGTGATCGTGGTCGAACCGCTCGCGTTTGCAACACAGTACCAGAGCACCGTGTAGCCACCGCTTCCCGGGACCGGGATCCAGGTGTTGCCGTTCGTGTCGCTTATACCAGATGGGGCAGCGTTTGAGCCGTAGCAGAATACGAGATTTCCCTTCGCGGCTATTGTGTAAGTGAAAACAACGCTCGTTACGCCAGCAACCCCGCCTCCAGCGGTCGTCATTGTTCCGGCCCATTGCGGCGCTAGTGGCATATGTCACCAGACATCCTTCCGACATGGCGTCCCGAACTCATGCCGGAACCTTCCACTCGAATCCCGTCATCGGTGCAGGACCCGGAACCCCCAGCTCCGCAATCGCAAGAACAATCATGCCGCCCGTAGTCCCGCTCGACAGCGTATAGATAGGCTGATACAGACCGGCTTGCTGATTCAACAAGCTGTCCAACAGGTCGAAGGAATCGTAATGGAACGGCGGCTGAATCCCGGTCATCGTCCCGTCGACGTCTGCAAAACAGAACAGCGAATACTTCTGCGGAATGATCATCTTGGGACCGGGCAACGTGCTGCCGACAACCGAAATGTTCGATCTCGCTCCCGACAGTGCCAGATTGATGAACGCGGCGCTGTCTATCTCCCGTGCGGCAGCGTGAAGATTATTCAGCGACTCCGAGGCGGTGATGTGAAAATTGCCGGACGAAGCGATTGCCTTACTGTTGAAGCAGTACCAAATCGACAACGCCACCGTACCCGAGAACTGTGCCCGGAGCCCGGTATCGAAATACTTGTTCCCGGCGTCATCCGTGACACTGACGACCGAGGCTATATCCGTCGCCGAGGTCAGTTCGATGGCTAGTAGCAGAAGACTCCCGGCTGTCGTGCCTCCCGTGAATCCGAAATCCAGCGTCGAACCGAATGCGTTTCCATAGGTGAGCTGCACGATCTCCGTCGCCGGCAAAAAACTGGCCACCCCCGCTCCATAGCCTTCCGAGACGGCTTGCGTCCAGGATCCGGCGATGGGCGTCTTCGCGGTCTGGATCTGCCACTCGTCCGAAAACTGCGTGGTGCCTCCCGTGCTGCCAAGCGTGAAACCACCGCCGGCCGTCGGTGTATGAGCCAGTGGCTGCAGAAAGCTGTAGATCAGACAGTTGTCAGCTACTGGCGTTATCGTGCCAGTCGTGGGATTCGAACCGACGGCATCGATCGATGCCGTCTTGTCCAATGGACTGATCGGATCCGCGTTATTGAATATCATGACGTTTATTGCCAGATTGGCCCGCGCCGCACCGATCACGGCCGTGGCATCCAGCGAAGCCATCGCCTTGGTGTTCGGAAGAAAGAACAGCCCGACATACTGGAGTGAGTTCGAAGAGTAGAACGGAGCGATGGCAACCAGCCAATTGCCATTCGTACTGTCGAAAACCTTGCAGGACGTCGCCCCACCGGATCCAGAGAACGTGACACTGGCCACCAGTAGCTCCCCACCCCCCGTCCCAAGCCCAGCAGGAACGTTGACGCTCGTGGACGGCGTTGCGCCATTGTCCCAGGCTAGGTTACTACCGTGCGAAATCGCCATACTTTTCCCGGACTCCAGCTACTCTTTTCGCCGCCCCTGTACTTCGTGCAACTGTGCCGACACATCGTCCGCCGACGTCGTTAAGTTCTTGATCTCCAGCCTCTCCGGACTGATGGTAATAGCGCCAGTTGCCGACTCCGTTACGATGACGGCAGCTTCCCGTGCCACTTCCTTTACCGGTACTTCTTCTCTTTCTTCCTTTGGCTTCTCGACCGGGATCAGCCGGTCTACCAGCAGCCCGTTCGGTTGCTGAACGGCGCAGAGATTCGTTTCCACTTCCGGTGCGACTTTCCATGCGCGGACGAACATGTGATAGTTATTGAACGACCACGAGAATTTCTTGAAGCCCCTCTCGGCCAGCAACTGCTCGATGATCTGTGGCGTGAACCCGCACTTGTGGAAGTTCTCCTCGTAGGTCTGCGCGCCATAAAGAACATTCATGACCATGTCGTCGATCTCTTTGTTCAGGATATGCTGGGCTGCCCACTCCAGATTCGGCAGATTCAGCCTGAGCTCGCCGTCCGGTTTCAATATCCGAACCCATTCGTCGAGCACCGTAGGAACTTCCTGTCTTAAGAAATGCTCCAGCGTGTGGCCCGAGAAGACGACGTCGAACTCACCCGTAGCGAACGGCATCTGTCTTAGGTCGCAGCGGTAGTCCGGCTGGACATCATCTCTTATGTCGACGCGAAGCGTAACGCCTTCCTCCGTCATGTAACTTTCTTCCGGCCTCCCGCAGCCCAAGTCCACGACTTTTTTTGAGCCCGGCTCCATCTTGGCCGCACGCATCGGTTTCGAATGCGTTGGCAGATTGTAGGCCCTGTGCGTCTTGGCGTCCCAGTGGTCCGGCAGGATTCCACCGTCGGCCATGATCTGCCATCCGGCTTTCGTCAGCTTGTCGCAGAAATACAGATCTTCTGTCCAGGCCTCGCCGGAGTTTATTCCGTCCTTGAAGGCTTCGGCGTTGTCGATTGTCTTGAACCACGGCTTCTCGATCGTCTCCAGCGCGGCGACCCTGATAAGAGCACAGCCCATACCGATGCCGGAGCAATCGAAGACCTCCCCGATCTTCCAATCCCAGTAACTTCCGGCTCCGTTGCCCCGGAAGACCATCGGAAACGGTGGCTCACTTTTGTGGCAGTAAATGCCGGCAGCGACGGCCGCCTTCGGAAAGTGCTCCAGATGATAGATCAACTGCCTGATGGCGTGACCCGGCGGCGTGACGTCCTCGTCGATGAAGAACAGATATTTTGCTTTCTTGTCGACGGCGTTCTGCCCGAACTGGCATCTGGCCACGTCCACGGGCTGTCCCCTGATCATGCCGTACTCGACGTTGAAGTCCATCGGCGGGTGCAATGAATGAAACGCGAACGACCATTCCGGTACCAGCGGATTGCCCGACAGCGGAACACAAACCATCAGTCCTAGTCTACTCGGATAATGCGTCATGCTTTTTAGTCTCCTTCTCCACCGATATGCACACTACGAATACGATCGTCCTGAATCACGGCCAGTGCGTGCTGCAACAGACCGGACGCGCTGGCGTCCAGTTCCCATTCGAGTACCTCACCACGCTGACTGATGAACTTGACGCGCAGCTTCTCTTCGTGCTGCATCGTCGTCGACCCGCGGGATTGCTCCACGATGACTTCCTTCGTGCCGGTGATCGAGGTCATTGTCCCTCTCCCTTGATGTGAAGCTCCAACGCGGCCAGAACCAGCTTGGCTATCGGCTCGTCCGTCCGCATCAGGAACACCGCATCCAGATCCCTCAGGAACTCCACCGTCATCAGCTCCTGCCCCTGCTCCTGAAAGACGTTTATGCCGGTGACGTCCCGGATCGTGATACTGGGTACCAGCTCAGGTGCTGTCATTGTTTCCGTCCCTCCACCAGCTTTGGTTTCTCGGCGGTGCTGATGTCCTGCTGGCGTTCCAGAATGCGGTCCCGGAGGACCCAGTCGATCCCCTGACGGATGGCCCCGTAGCCCTTCTTCTTCTGTTCGCCCACAGAACCACGTTCCTTGGCCTCGGCCCACTGGGCCAGTTGTGCCAGTTCCTCGTCCGTGTATTCCCTCATCCTGTCCGTCCTTTCCAGAGCATTGATTGCCTTGAAACCCCAGAGCCTGCCGAGCTCCCCCTTCAAATCGTCCCTCATCCTGTCTCTCCCTTGCGGCTGCCCCTCTCGAACTTCTCGTCCCGCTCTTCCATTTCCTTCTTCCTGCTCCCGAACCATTTTCCGGCGTTCTTCCAGACGTAGATCCAGAATTGCACAGCACCGGCGTGTAACGGAATGGCAATAGACAGAAAATAGGCGACGACCACCACGCCTCCGATCACCTCCAGTGCCGTTGCCATTCAGTTCACCCGACTCTCTTTCTCCGCCGTCAGCCTGAAGTGCTGCTCCTGCTGGTACTCGTCCGGATGCTCCTGCCGGATATGCCGGAACAACTGCCCGACCGGATGGTCGTCCCCATGTAGTCCATCCACCATCTGCTCCATCTTGACTTCCATCTTCTCCGGACAAAATGGACAGTGGACAAAATAAATCGTCACCCTTCCGCCTGCTCCCTCTGCCAGTTCAACCGCTGGTACAACTCCAGATCCCGCGGCTGTGTCAGCCGGTCCACGCCCGCTGCCAGAAAACCTATGGCTTCCGACTCCGACGAGAACCGGACGGTTGCGTTGTGACGTGGCAGATGGATCAGTTCCCACCACTCCGCTTCACCGATGTCTTTTGGATTTATTTTTCCACAACACATGCGTTACCTCCTGATCAAGACGGCCACCGAAAGGTTAAAGGCATGCGGCCTTCGATTCTTCCATCCGAATGAATCACCGTTTCATCGTCTTCGGCGCCCGGAGAAACGATCGTGCCTACATGTTTTCCGTTGCGTTCCACGCGGACCGAAAGACCTTTTTGAACGAGCGCGAACACTTCGCCGGGAGTGCGCCGCAATTCCATCATGGAAACGGTGGCGTTCTTCCCGCGCATATCGATTTTTGGCAAACTCATTTGCTACTCCTCACGGACGAAAGGGACTTTCCAGTGCCTCACTCCCTGCAAACCACGTGGCGATGCCGATGAACGTCATGGCTGTAATTAGAAAATGACTCAACCCGGCTTTCTTCGGCCCACCGCTTCCGGGAATCCCCTGACCGACTCCACCACCAGCTGGAGGAGCAGCTTCCTGAGGAACCGGAACCGGCGTGAACACGACTCGATAGCATTCGCCTTCGTTGATTATCTTCTCCTCGCCGTCTATCGTGGCGATGAGCGAACCCTGCCGTGCGACGACAATCGCTTCCTTGTCTATCAGCACATAGATGACCTGCCCCAACGTCGGCTTGTCTTCTTTTGGCTTGACGGTGAGCTTCCCGGCGACGGCCTTGAAGCACTTTCTGGCAGTGCCGAACGTCACGACGCCGTCTATCAATCTGGCCACAGCACCTTCCTGCTCCTCTTCTATGTCCACGTCCGTAGCCGGTAGCAACAGCAGTCTCGTACAGCCGTCTCGCGTACGGATCTGCAGGTTACCTTTTTCCGGCGTCGAGAGCTTGTCCCCGACGTAGACCGTCGTCCCCGCCGATACTTCCGCTTGGCCGATGCGTCCGTGCTCGCTCGTTATAACCTGCCCCCACCATGGCTGTGCTTGTGGCTGCTGCATGGACAGGAGCAAAACGAGAGCGAATGTCTTCATATCAACTCCGCGTCGTCCGGCAACGGGCCGAATGTGATTTCCTTATCCCGTACGGACCAGGCTTTTATCGAGACCGTGTTGATGCCCTTCCGCTTCAGCACGGTGAACAACCACACGTCCATTGCCACCCAGTACATCTTGCCGTCCAGTTTCAGCGCGATCTCCATCCGCTCCTCAATTTCTTCCTTGGCCAACGGCACTCTCAACGTCCACATTCTGTTTTCCCCTCCGTTCTATTTCGGCCATGATGAACTTGAACGCGGCTCCAGCTGCGATCTGCGGGGGCATCCCGAACGGCAGCGGATTCTCCTCGGCCATTGGACAGCTGAAGACATTGCCCAGATGCCCCGACCGGTGACGGGAAGGATGCGGCTCGAACGTGATCGATTTCTTTCCCAGTCCGGTGGCCAGTACCCAGCAAGCCGAGCGGCAGCCGACGTGTATGATCGAGTGATCGAGTGCCCAAGCCGCTTCCCTCCAACCCGTGCCGTTCAGATTGAACATCTCCAGCCCGGCTTCCTTCACCGGCTTCCACAGCTCTTCCAGAAACTCTTTCTTCTCCCGCTCGTACTGATCGTTGAAGGCGTACGAGATCAATTTGCCCTCGTCCGCCACCTGCCGGATAGATCCGTGCTCGAAGTCCATCTTCATCAGTGAACCGTCCATCGTGTTCCACTCCTGTGACGCCCTGAGAAATGGAACGACCGGATGCTCCAGCCTGATGCCCTGCTGATAGGCGATGAACTCCACCAGCGGCATTGCCGGTGCCGAGATACCGGGATGCGCCCGGTACGTCAGATGCCATTTTCTTTCGTACCGCTGTGAAAGCCATTCCGGCGGCGACCACGGCTGGTCTCCGTAGTTCGAATTCGTCCTGACCCAATCGTGACAGGGAAACGCCCGGCGAATGTAGCTCTGGTCTTCCAACAGCGGACAAAGATTTTCGTAATACGGCATGACGGCGAAGTCCACCCGCTCACCGACTACTTTCTCAGCGATGAATCTCGCTGTTGGCAGACTCCACAATATGTCACCGTATTTTCCCGAGAACGTGCAGAGCGTCTTTGTCGTCATTCCCCTCGTCCCTTCTATCGCAAACGGAACCTCGCCAACAGATCCGTCCGGTTCGACAATCCGGCTTTCCGGTAGACATGAATGGCGTGAAACTTGACCGTACGGAGGGCGATGTTCATCTTCTCGGCGATCTCCTTGAGACTGAGAGGCGAGAGCAACAGCCCGAACACTTCACGCTGTCTGTTTGTCAGACGCATCTCGTCGACACCTCCCAAGACCGTGTACTCATTCGTGCGAACCGGAATGTGAACAATCAGCTCGCCGTTCTTGAGTTCCGCCCATACCATCGTTTACAAGCGCCCTCTCCTGTCCATGTAGCTCTGCCGATATCCGGCTTTGTATCCCTTTTTCCAGCCCATCCAGTAGCTACCTCCGATGGCCACCAACAGGACTAGCCCGATGAGGAAATCGCCGACGAACATTGTCCAACTGTTCGTTTCCATAAACTAGAAATGCTGGCCCACGGATCCTCTCTGAAACGTGGGCCAGCCCGTTGATTGTTTCCCTCCGTCCATTACTTTGCTGGAGGCGTCGGTCCCGGCTGTGGCTTTCCACCACCACCCGGGAAATATCCCCAACCGAATTCCGGATGATATCCCCATCCGCCATCCGGTGGCGGAGGCTTCGCTCCACCATCTGTTGGCGGTGGAGCCGTGGGCGGTCCCGGAATTACGATCGGGTGCTCGGCGTGTGGCGGATAACCGGGAACATCCGGGAAGCCTGGAGTCCCTGGAGGACCAACGATCGGATGTTCCGGCGAGCCTGGAGGCGCGTCCGGCGGCGGTGGAATGACGATCGGATGAGCTGGACGCGGAGGCTCCGGAAATGGCCCCGGCTGACCCGATCCACCCCAAGTACCCGGAGGCGGAAACGGACCCGGTTGACCAGACCCACCCCAAGTTCCTGGAGGAGCAATTGGGTGAGCTGGAAACACTGGCGGATAGTAGATCGGCGGCATTACGGTTGGAGGCTGTGGCCACGGACCGGGCTGACCTGCTCCACCCCAAGTTCCTGGAGGCGGAAAGGGACCGGGCTGACCAGCCCCTCCCCAGACCCCTGGAGGGGCGATTGGGTGAGCTGGAAATACCGGAGGACCTCCCGGAGGCGTGGACGGATGTGTGACTGGGACAATCATTGCGAGAAATGGTTCCATGTAACTCTCCTTTGAATCGAATTTGATTTTCACCTGCGTCCTTTGGTGACTACGCGTGCTGTCCCACCCCCGTCTCCACGTCGCTATTCCGTTACGCGGCTTTTGCCCCCGACACCGTCGGCGCCTTCACGCTTGCCAATGTCGAAAGATACGTTACGGTCATGGACGTCGGCGTGGCGACTTCCACTGTCAGCGTGTCTGTCTCCATCACCGAACCCTGATCGTTCGTTGCCGTGTATGTGATAGTTGCGGTACCGGCCTTTAAGCCGGTGAATGGAATAACTCCCGGCGCAGCTCCCGATGGCGCCTGCCCGATCTGGACAACTGTCGGATCGGAACTGACGGCCAGGATCTTGCAAGCCGCCGTGATGTCGTTCGGCGGATTGTTCTGATCGAGGACCTGCACCTTTGCCCCGTTTGAACCTGTCGGGACAGTTACTGTCTGGTCTGGCATAGTTGGAATCTCCTTGTGTACTACGGTGATTAAAGTTTTCTTGCTACCACTGACTATGAGCATGCTAATTCGCGGCCGGTTTACCGGCGACTGTCCGATCGTATGTCACCTTCATGCTCGTCGGCTTTGGTAATCCCGATGGCGTTTGCAACAGCTGCTCGATCCTCAGAGAACTTTCCAGTGTCTGCTGGGCGACATCCAATGTCTTTGTGCCGACCTGTAGGATCTCCCGCAGGACTTTCAACATCTGTTCCAGGATTCCCATCTCTCACTCCAATCCAAAATATGCCACTCGTTTGTCCCCAGCGGTCCGCTCGGTGGCCCCCGGACCTAGACGGAACCATCCCAGTAAAATATCCTTCGTCTGCCTCCTTTCTGATCAGCCACTAGTTGCTGATCGTGTACGAAATAGCCAGCGTGTTGCTCGTCGTCTTGCTGATTGTCGAGTAAGTGACGTGACTCAGCATGGTCTGGACGTTGGCACCCGTGCTGTTGAACAGCCCGGCTTCTCCCAACGTCGTGTTGGCCTGATTCGTCAGGAACGTGCACTGCGCTTGCCAGCTCGGCGGATTGTTCGTCAACCCGCTGGTGACAAACGAGGCGATTGAAATCCTCAGGGCTTCCGATGTCAGAATCGTGTCACCCGTCGTCGGTGCCGTATTGCTCGTACCGACAGCGATGGCATTGATCGTGTCCGTCTGGGGGCTGGCCGAGACGAGCCGCGACAACACGTAGCTTCTTCCCGACGTGACTACCGTATTGTCGATCCTTCTCTTCTCGAGCAACTCTCCCGTCTCGGCCGCCAACAGGTGGATCTCCAGACAGCCCCGCAGCTTGATAAAGTCCTCCACCATCCGGCCTCTGGTCTTGCTGGTGAATTCCATTCCGCGTCTCCCACTCAGAAACTCTCACTACTTTTCGTCGTCCTGTTCCTGTCCCAGCTATCGTCCTTTTTTGTTTCTTCCGGCTGTTCTGCTTTGGCTTCTTCCGGCAACCCTGCTACCTTCTCCCCACAGAGCTCGCACTGCTCTCCGTTCTTCTTGCCCGGATGCCCACAGGCGAGCGCATGCGAGAAACCGTCTGCTTGTTCCATCTTCTCACGCATTTCCTTCTACTCCTTTCTTCCGCGACAGGGGGGCCGGCCTTATGCTGTTCCTTCCCCGGACAGCGCCGGCCCCCCATCCCTCGTCTCACCTTGGCGGAGGAAGGCTACTGCGAGATCGGTGTCCCAAGCGTGACCATGGCCACGAGATCGTGATGGCTTCCGGCAGCTGGTGCCCCTATCTCGACCGTTGCCGTCAACCCCGGCTGCGCTGCCGGTGCTACGGGCGGCGAAGGAATGCCACCCGAGCTGATCTGTGGATCCGTAATCGTCTGGGCGTCCGTGAATACTTCTGTCGTCATTGTCGTCGTCGCGGCCGGCGGCCCGGGAATGGCGACAATGTCTATTGTCTGGACGACATCCGGGACGACCTTTGTCTTTCCGTCAGCTTCCGTACAGCTGAACGTGACGCTCAGCCCTTGTACTATTTTTGGCTTGGCTACGATGTAGCCGGTGGCGTTGGCCGCCTGGTCTGCTTTTTCGTCCCGGTGATCCCCGGCGACATGGACCGTCGGCGCCTTGTCGGGAACAATGATGGCCGAACTCCCGTCTGCCGTCGTGACGGTGACCCTCTGGCCCTTGACCAGCGGGACGAACTGCTTCGCTTCATCGTTCAGTGAATATCGGTAGTTTACTTTCTGCCCTACTCCCAACTCTGTCGTTGCCATTCTACTTCTCCCTTCAGTGTCTCCGTCTCCGTCTGCTCCTGTGCCTGCTTTTTGAATATCTCGTTAGCCGTCTCAGCCTGTGTCCCGGAAGCCAGATGATGTAGCCGAGAAACACGACGAAGACGGCACCGACAAGCCCGAAGGCCATCCGATCATCCATACTCCTTCAGCATGTTTGTGCTCCTCCATCTATCTCCCCTTGCTCGGATGCTTCAGTGCTTCCTTGATTTCCCGCAGCTCCTCATCCAGCTGTGCCTGTTCCAGCTTGATGTCTGCTGCCATTGCTTCGATCCGACTCAGCCGGCTCTCCAGATATCTTTCCCTCGTCAGAAATTGCTGCTGAATGTAGCTTTCCATTTCTCCACGTCCGACCATCCGGCTCTTCAGCATGATGTAGTCGCCCACGACCGCAATCAGGACTCCGCCCGCCAGACTGAATAGTACTCTTCGCGTGCCGTGGCTGACCATCTTCTGTTCGGTTGGGAGACCGGCCGGCATGCCCGACCAGCCGGTCTCCCTGTCCCTTACTTCTGGGCTGAGCTCTTACTCCCGATCTGGCGCCTCCACGTCCGTGCTGCTGCTACTAGGTTGTACCGGTGACCTTGATCCCCGTCGGCGCCTTCGGTTGAAGGGACACCGTGACGGTATCCGTCCTTGGGCTTTCCGTCCCGCTCAATGTGAAGGTAACCAGATAGCAGTACACTCCTCCCGGCACGTTCGTGTCCGCGAATGTTGCTTGCGTTGCTGTCAGATTGGCTAGCGAAATGTAGCTAGACGTTGTCGAGCAGGCTCCCGGAGCCCGATAGACTGTCTGACTACAGCTCCCGGCCACCGTACAGTTCGCCGTCGTGTCATCTGTCGAAACCGTCCAGGCCAGATTCACCGTGTGCTGTGCCCTCACAGCTGATGCGAAAAGGAACGCCAGACAAGCGCCGATTATTAATCTCAGTCTCATTCTATTTCTCCTTCTGGTTTTTTTCGGCTCCCATCAGTGCTAGTTTATCGGCAGTTTCTTATCGTCTTCTTTCTGCTTCAGTTTCAGCTTCTGTTTCAGCTCTTCCATCTCCGGCATCGGAATACCGAAAACCTTGTGCGTCTCGATGGCCATTTCGGCCACTCCTTCGATCATCCGTCTCACTTCCCGGTCTTCCTGCAGTGTCAGATCAATCGTGTCTGCTGGCAGTTCCTTTGGCTGGAATCTCAGCCCGTTTATTCTTCTCCTCAGTAGATAGTCTCTCAGCAGTGCCAGCGCTATGATGTCTTTTCTCTTGCCCGTTCTCACTGCCTTTTGCAGCGTCTGGATGGCTTCCGGAATCAACTCCATGATCTGCTCGTCCATCTCTTCCAGATATCTGGTCTGGTCTTGCGTCCGGACCACTTTACAGATCGTCACCCAGTTTCTTTTCAGTTGTCTAGATATTTCTGCGATGCTGTTTCCCTCGGCGTACAGCTGCTTTGCCCTCGCTTGCTGCGGCAGTGGCATGTACGATCCGGTACCCAGATTCAGCTTTCTCTTTCTCGATGTCTTTTTACCTCTTCTCACTTCAGGCTGCCTTTCTTTTCAGGCGCAGCTGTCGGAAATATTCTCGCCCGTATCTCAGCAGACAGGCTGTACCTCCCCTGCTCGCTCTTTCTGTCTTGAATTTTTTACCGTGTAATCTGGCGGTGGCTCTCCCGCCTTTGCGTGCGGCTTCCCTGATCTGTGCGAGTCGGGTCATCTTTCCTCTCCCGACTCCCTACTTTTTCTGCGGCGTCACCGTCTGCGGATTTATTGGACACTTCCTGGGATCCCGCTGTAGTGCTTCCGTGGCCGTGTCCGGTGCGACTCTTTTTACCGGATCTCCCCAACTCCGCTCCGCCGGCTGCTGAATTACTCTTGACGAACTGGGACCCGGTCTCTGTACAATCAAATCTTCTCCCATGTGCACGCGCCTCTCTTTCCATTGGCTGCAAAAAACGTTCCCTCGGCGATCCAACGTTCTTCGAAGTCACCAGCGTGCTGGGCTTTCTTGTTGATTGCCAGAAGCAAGCCATTCTTAGGTGGGAGCGGACTCACCCTCGACAGCTCAATCTTCTTTTCCTTCCCCCGTTACAGGAGAACTGGGCATCGACTCGTCGCAGCCGATGCCCAGTCGCTGTCGGGGAAAAAACTTGCTTCTTTTTCTACTAACTGCATTATAAACCACCGACTTAAGCCGTGTCAAGACCTTCTTTCTCCCGTGCTTCCCTGTTGATTCCCGTCGAGGGCTCCGGCTTCGTGCATTCCGTCTCCCCATCGTGATTCCAGTCCCTCTCCAAGTCCACATATACAAAGCCACTACAATTTCTACATTTCTGTCTGGTTTTTAGGAACAGCACCGTCGCCAGTCTCCGTTCGGCCTGCTTCATTGTGTGCCGGGCTTCCAATAGCTGCTGTTTGGCTGTCTTCAACTCCTCGTCCGTACCCATGACTTCCTGGCGCAACTGGGTCGCCTGTGTCAGCATCGATCCATACCACTCCCGGAAGTGCCGCGACAACGACAGCCCGATTTCTTTTGGCAGTTCCATCTCGGTTTTTTCTTCTGTACTCGTTTTCTCGTCGTCGATGTCCCACGTCACCAGTTCGATCTTCACCGGATAGAAACACTGGAAATCGTGCCGCTCCCATGGCGACTCGGCAAGTTCTTCGTAGATTGTCAGACTGGCGTGCAAATTTGTCTTTGCCGCCCACAGGATCAGGCGACTGTCTTTTCTGTCCACTTTTTTCTCTCCTCGATCGCCTGCGTCAATCCACAGATGCAATCGAACGGCGATGGCTGTTTCTTTTTTGCCGCGGGACTGGCCGGACAACCCCTCTGATGGTAGGCCCATTTGAAAAAATAGTCCCGCGCTTCCCTCAGTCGTTCCACGTACCACGGCAGAATTATTTTCACCATTCCTTCCTCGATTTCCCTCCGCTCGCTGTCGGTCAAATCGAACCACGACTTCTTCAGCTGGACGCTGACCTCGTTCGTGATTGCGTCCACCAACAGATCGGCTTCGTGCTTTTTCTTTTCTTCTTCCTTCACTTGCTCACCCTCCTGTCTTTTTGGCTTTTCCACCACCCTTTTTCATTTCGTTAGGAATCCTTTCTGCCTCATCCTCTCCTCGAAGATCGAGAAGCTGCCACGCAATGCAGTCGGCGCGTTCTGCAACTCTCCGACGACCTCGCACACCGGACAGCTACTTTCTTCGAATGGCCAGTCCGGTCTCTCATCCGGGAAACTGGAGTTCTCGTCCAAGGCCACAGTCACGACGCCATGGAATTTTCCACAGCCGATGCAGTGTACCGAACCAACTAGCAAAACCGCACAGTTGTTCAGCTTTGGCCAACCGTTCAACCACGCCTCACGGCTCATTTTCTTTTCTCCTTATCAACTTCAGGCAAAAGTGTATTGGATCGTCCACCACGCCCAGCCCGAATTTCCCTGCTTCTCCGATAACCACCTGCTCCGGCGTCTTGTATTCCATTTCTTTCATCGGTGTCGAAGTCCCCCGCAGAACCGAATTGATATGCGCTCCCATCAGCTGCGACGTCGTCTCGATCTCCTGAATCCAAATCGAATCGCCCAACAGATGCAACGACAGCCGATACTCCAACAGATTATCATGGCGCATCTGTCTATCGATTATTTCTAGCAGCTCTAGAAAGGCCTTTGTCGGCTTGTAACCCAGTATCACTTTATCCAGTTCACCGCATGCTTATAAAGCCAAAGCAAAATCGGAACGACCGAACAGGCCAAGAGGGCGATTACAAGCAAAGCCCCGAACGACATCTTCTTACTCTCTTTATCTTCCCAGCTCATTTCTTGTCCGCCTCTGATACACTTTTCTCCCATCGGGCTACTGCCTCAAGCTCCCAAGCCAGCTTCAACGGAATGTAGTTCGTCATCGCAATCGCACCACAGTTGTGACAAACGACGGTGACCACTCCACCTATGCCATTCATCTTGATGGCTTCTTCCTCCCACTGCTTCAGTTTTTCTGGCGTGACATCCGCCAATGTCTTAGGATGATTATCTTTCCAGCTCATAACTCCCCCTCGTACACCTTTACCCGCACCTCCCCGACTTTTTCTATGGCCATGGGAATAATCGCTTCGACAATCCCGTTCTCATTCGGCCCCTTGAAAACATAGTACTCGTCACCCACGGCCACCAGCGAATTATTTCTCGCCAGAAACATGTGAGTGAAAAACATCCTTGGAATATCCTGCCCTTCGAACTTAACGCGCACCTCGGCAAATGTAACTCGATTCTTAAGACAGAAGTCGCGCACGTTTTTTCCGATCCCCTTGTCACAACCGACCGAGAGAACCTGCAACCGGGTACTGTACTTCTCTACCAACTGCCTGATCAAGTCCTCTACTTTTTGCTTGTCGTTTTCTGTCTCCCTTCGTTCCCTTGCTCCCACAATCACACAGTTCACCTTGACCTCCCTCAGTTCGGCAACATAATCTCCTCCGGATATGCCCAACATCCACCATCCGGCCAGTTCACCCGGCAGTCTTCCACGCATCCAATAAAATCCACTCTTAACTTGGCAAGGTTATACCAGTGCGGCTCCACTACCTCCCTATACTTGATATCTTTCTTGACCACATCAATGGCTTCTTCCTGCATCTCATGCAGAATGGTATCCTGCTCCCTGAGCAGGCTGACAAGTTCTTGCGCACTGCCCTTACCGCTCTTGAACCTCTCACTGTTCAACAACCTGACCACTGACTGGGTCGGCTTCTTCATTTCTTCTCCTTCGGTCGCGCAAAAAACTCCATGTCGCTGTCCCGCTTCATCTTTATAAAATCCAGATCCAATTTCTTCCCGAGCTTTCTCCAGTAAGGATACTCCGGCTGACAATGAAACGAGGGCTGCCAATGCCGAAAGGCGGACCTATAGAACTCCCGCACATTATCCCGTCGTATTCTCCTTCGTTCGCGCCAAGGACAGATCCAGTTGTCATTGATCAAAGTCCAGGCCAGAAACACGCCTACAAATAATCCCGCAGCGACAATGCCCCACCCGATTCCGTTCCAAGGATTAGGCAACATGACTCACTCCGTTCTGCTTTACAATCCTGACCTGCTTGGCGTCTGCCAGTTCCGAAATGATGTTCGGATTATGCGACGTCAACAAGATGGTCGAGAACTGCCCAGCTATTTCTTTCAGCCCCCTCGCAAATTGCCTTGCTGATGGCCCGTCCAGCCCATCCCCCGGTTCATCCAGGATCAACAGGTTTGTCTTTGGCGCTACCTCTCTGACGGCAAACGATGTAATCAGCGAGGCTACCTTCATCTCCCCCTCTGACTGCGCATCCACCGTCTCTCCACCATTGGCGTTTATTATCTGCACGTCAAGCTGCCCTTCCTCGTCCACTCCGAACTGCACCTGTATCTCCCGCTGAGTGAACAGCTCGGCATATTTTTCTGCCGCCTGATTCAGCTGGGGACAAATCTGGGCATTGAGATACGCCGGAAGCCCATTCCTTGCGAAAACAGTCTCAGCATATTTTACAACTTCCAACCAGCGTTTTATCTTCCCGATTCGCTCTTCCAGCTTCTCCTTTGCCTCCAAGGCCACTTTTTTTCTGGCCTGCAACTTTCTTATGAATCCTTCTTGCTGTTCCTGCTGCTTTACTTTCTCCTGCAGCACGGCGACCTTCTCGCTAAGAAGTGCGACGCGTTTCGCCAGTGGTACGTTCCGAATCCATCTGTTCTTCTGATCTTCTATTCTTTCCTTGGCCGACTGGCAATTTTCAATGGCTACCTTGTGTCGCTGGGCCTGCTCCAACAGCCCTTCTCCTTTCATCTTTAATCCAGGTAGCCACTCCTGCACATGCTTCCTTGTGACCTCCTGTAAGCACGTCGGACAAGTGCCCTTCATATTCATGAGCGATTGAATCTGATCTGCCAACTGCCTACTCCTGAATCTGATCGTCTCAAGCTGCCCACGAAAATATTTTTCGTGCCCGTCCTCTTCTTTCCATGCCCCGGTCAACTGGGCTGTCTTTTTCTGAGCCTTGTCTTCCCAATCTTCGAACTCTTGCTTAACTTCCAAGTAAGCCCGTTTTTTGACCCTCCATAGATCCCTCAGATCCCCGTCAGGAGCGAGAATTTTCTCAGCATCGGCTATAGAACTATCCAAACTGCTAACATCTGTGCAAAGCCCTGCAAGCTGTGAATTCAGGTATGCATATCTGACATCCAGGTCCGATTTCTCCACTTTTACCCGTTTTAGGGCCTTTTCAAACCTTTCAAGATTCTGCAACCGGGCCAAGAACGTTTTTCTTTGCGCTTCCGTCCCCGTGAGCATCAGATGGGCCTGCCCCTGATCGATGTAGACTGCGTTCGAAAGCGTCTCCCACGTGTAGCCCGTCACCTGCTCAATCAACCTCTGCGTATCCTCCGGCCTGTTTCCAGATTCCAAAACTTGACGACCAACCCACAACCGCAGATAAACAGGCCGTCTACTTCTAGCAACAATACATTCCCTTCCCTGAGAATCACGAAAGTAAACATGCACACGAGACGGTTCTTTCTTTCCAATCCAACGGTGCATCCAGGCATCGTGCTTCTGTCTCTTAAAAGTCGTACCGAACAAAGCGAGCGCCAACGGCTGAAGGTAACTCGTCTTACCGGAGCCGTTCGATTTTCCCTGCCGGTCCCTGTTCTCACCAGTGACGACACAAAGGCCCGGCTCCAACTTTACTTTCAGCTTTTTGAAGCTGAGTACGTTCTCCATCGAGAAAGCTTGGAAAGTAAGAGCTCCACCTTCTCGAACGAGCCCACCCGTTTGCTGTAGTTGCTCCACCAGGTAAGCAATCGTTTTTTCTGAGTAGCGTTTAAGCTCATCCGGAATGGTCTGAAGTACATACTTCTCAATCTTCTTCCGATCTGTCCAGTCCGCTTGTATATGGCCAGCTCTCTCAGCGACTGCCTCAAGTCGTGGTACCACAATAATTTCAGCACCTCTATATTTCTTTTCGGCAGCTTCCTGCGCACGCCTCAGTTCCTCCTGAATATGTTTCGTCGATCCCACCGGAACCTGGATCCTTACCCGTGCTCCCTGCCAACTTTTTGGTTCCCAGAATCGCGGCCAGCTGGGATCGAACCAGCCGGGAATCATTGACGGAATCCTCTTCAACTCTTTAGTGCCAAAGTCGTAGAGCAGATAGCCTTTCTTTTGATTCGCTTCACCCCAGTCCGTGGCAAACGGACTTCCCACGTACCAAACGTTCCCCGCCAACTTTTGTTGCAGATGGATGTGCCCGCCCACACAGCATACGTACCGCTCTGGACATAGATCTTTAACGTGCACAGCTCCGGTCGAATTTGCTCCGAGTAGGTTATATCTTGCCGATGCGAGGTCTGAATGAAAGACGAGAATATCCCGATCAGGCTTTGCACCTCTCGCCAGGTCATACGCTTCCCTCTTAAGCAAAACTGGATCCTGGCGATAAGGCAATAAGGCGATTCTGCCCGGCCCGTCGACATCAACAAAGTAAGGTTCATCGAAACATCTGGCCCCGCCCTTGCGAAGTATCGGAAGCCAATTCTGCTTGTCGACATACAAACCCGTCCTATCGTGATTCCCGAGATCGACGAGAACCTCGATCCCGGCTTCACGAAACCTGGCCAGCATTTTCAAAGACGCGTTGATCATCCTTGTGTCTATCGGATTGTACTGCCGCTTCCAGTCCCCACAGTGCACCAGAAATCTAAATCGGTACACGGGCCAAAGCTTTTCGATAATCTCATCCACTACCCTCTGGCAAAGATCGAGATTCTCCCACTCCATTTGCCAGTCTCCAGAAAATAAGCATCTCACAGAACCCTCACCTTAGCTCACCTTACCCGGCCTCTCCGGACATAACCGAACCTTACCAGTCCCCGCCATTCCAGACATGACCTAACCTATCCAGAGCCCACCACACCAATTTCATTTATCTTTTAACGCAGCAAGGATTGCTTTGAGCAATCCGTTTTCCCCTTCACGACGACCGCGTAGCTCGTCGAGAATGTCGAGCAGTACTTCCTTGATGATGGCATGCAAAAAGAACCCGATCACGACTAGTCCGATTATGGCCAGCGATTCCATTTATTCTCCCAGAGAAATCAGGCGCGGACGAGGACCCTACCAATCGACACCCGCGCCAGTTGTTTTAGTTCGGACAGATCGTGAACCACACGTCATAAGCGACGTGATCGGCTCTTTCACCTATCTTCACCCACTCACGTAGTTCATTGCCCCAAGGATCGACCTTTGGTGATTTGTGTTCGTCTAGACTGATGGAATGCACGCCAAGTTGCTCAAGCGGCACGCATTCGTTCCTTTCAAAGATGCCGTTGTGATTTACGTCAATGCATCCGACAAGTAATGGCCAGACCGGATCACTTGGATCGATCTTGCCGTCTTTGTTCTGGTCGTAAACGCCAAGAGCCTTGAAACCATCAGGGCTATCACTTGGCGGCTGTGATGTCTTGTTTCCGAAGAGCTGAGGGCCAGCTACATTGCCGTTAGCATCTGGCAAGGCGAGGAAGGCAAGACCGGAACCCTTGCGGGTCCAGCCCGTTTTCTTTGGGCCGTCGCCGAAATCAAAGACGACGCCGTCTTCCCAGCCGGTTAGATTTCCGATGAAGCCTTCTCCGGTCGTGTCGATCAGCACTGGGCTCGTATGCTGTGCACAAGCCTGAGCCATACAGATAAAATAATTGGTAGGTCCGTTGGTTTTTGTGCAAGCTCCCCCAACGGATACTGAAGCGACACCATTGTAAAGATATAGGTAGATTTTATTGTACGTCGGTGGACCGCCCGGAGGCGCCTTAACTGGCCTGATGTAGTAGCTTGGAGGGCAATACTCTCTGCTACCGTCAACATAAGACGCGCATTGTCCGGTGGCGATAGCTGGAACCGGCGTCGTCGCCCCAGTCCAGGTGAAGTTTCCCCAATGAGGAGCAGGTTTCTCCGTGTTGTAGCAATAGCCACTGAAGACAAAGGCGGTCGTGTAGTTAGCAGCGCCTCCGGGAAAAGGCGGATAGTTGCATCCGGAAGTGGAACCCGTTACCGGATCGTAGTTGAATTGACTGCAGTTTGGCGGATACTGCTGGCCGTTCGTGATACCGGCGATGAACAAACAGGCGATGAAAATGAAGATGGTCCGTTTCATGACGCACCTCCGATTTTCAATTTGGCGTGATCGGCCCAGACAGCTCGTTCACGCTCCTTCTTCGCTTGATAGGCTTTCAGATTCGGATTCGCCTGCAAATCTTCGATGATGACATCGAGCGTATGCTCGTTTATCTCAATCGTTGAGTGTGACGATGCCGCAGAAACGTCGCGCAGGTTCTGGATTTTTTTGATGGCCACTTGCGGATCGGGATTGGCCGAGATGATTTCATTGGCCTTCCTGATCGCCGTCTCTTCAGCTTCCCGTTGTTCGATGAGCGGTTCGAGTTCGTCTTTACTGATGGCTTCCGCGCTCTTGTCGCTGTAGGCGACGGCGGTGACCATTACGCTGAAGTCTTGAAGGTTGACCGGCATTGCAGAAACCTGATCATAGTTCTGTCCCGGCGTAAGAAATGACGGACCAATCTGGCTTCTCAGGTTATCTTCCTCCACAGTGCCCTCAAAACTAGCGAGGAGCAGTTGATTTGCCAGAAAATCATACATGCTGTGGAAGTCGGTCTTCTGGCCATCCGCTGATAGAACGTGAATGGAAAGAATGTACCCGGTGATGTTCTTTGTTGAAGCGTTCGTGACCCGCAAGGTCATCTGATTGTCAGTGGGAATATGAAACAAGGTTTGCACGGACGCACCGTGAACTTCTCCGACAATCGGAGCGCTTTGCGCGACACCTCCACAGAACAGGATAACAGCGAGTAACACTACTGTCTTTTTCATTACTTTCTCCTTTTGTGGCTGACCCCGCCTGTCACGGAACCAACCACCGTCCATCTTCCTGATTTTCCAGCCTGGCTGGCCTACCCCAGTCAACCTGAAACTTTTTAAGCCGTCTTGTGGAACCTGCCATGTCCATGATCACTGCGCTCATGTCTCCCCACGGACGTGCTCGTCATCGTTCTGATATCCCCATAGTGTCTAAGCACTGGTTTCGAATACGGCTTCTTTTTAGGCTTCTCTCCATTCCTCTGTTCCGTCTTGACAGAACACTTCAACTCCTCAGCTGTTGCTCCGGTAGGAAACTTGTTTTCCCCGGTAGGAAACTTGTTTTCCATTGCTCACACCTTTGTGTAATCTTTTTCAAATTGTTCCTCCGTGCAGTATGATGTGTGCCCATCTTCCTGTTCCATGTAGTACCCACCAGAGAATGGAGCCTGCTCCTTACACCAGTCTTTTGAAACCGGAATCGTATAACCCAGTCCTTCGATCACCAGCTCCACGAGATCCGTTTCCTTCATTGGCCGGACATCCACGATCTTGCCCGCCCGGACTACCTTTTTGCATCTATATCTCTCCAGCTCCATCTTCTTCATCCTTTCGAAAAGGTCTGTAAAATTCTTCGGCTGTCCAGAAGCCGATAAAGAATCCAAGGAACAATCCGAAGGCCAATGCGATCATGTGCTGAATGTTCACACCAACCAGGAACACAAGCAGATACGAGAATTTTTCCCTACTCGTCATCGTCTACCCGTTCCGTCTTCGGGCCACCAAAAATCTGCGACAGCTCATAAAGAGCCGCGACTGTACCGGGTCCTTGTGTCGCATCTGTAAAAGCGTCGACTTGAGCGAGCCGAGTAATCGCCATTGCAGCTTCTTTCGCTCTCGGCCCCGGAATCTGTCTCTCAAGCATCGCCCTGAGATACCCGGCCACCGCTGCTCTAATCCCTCTGAGGTCATCTGCCGTTGCCTTGTGCGTCTCCACCCGAATGACATTCCAGTCCCCCTTCTCCATTGCCCGACAGATGGCCCTGACATCAAATCCGGTGACCAGATTCTTGACGGCATTCTCGGCTGTCATGCCACCAAGATAGTTCTCCACCGCATTCAGAATCAGCCCCGGCGACTGGACTCCCACCTCCCATAACTGGTCCACCAACGGCTGGACCCGTCTGTCTACCAAACCGTTTTTCTGTGCGTGCAGAAAAGCCCTCGAAACCAACTTCTGGATGTCCATCGTTTGTAGCAACTTGAGCTCCAGAATCTGACAGCGACGTCTCAGCGTTTCCAGAATCTTGTTCTTGTCCGTTGTACAGATGATCCAGACGGTCGTCAGTGGAATATCCTCAAAATATTTCAGCAATAAGTTCTGCGAATCCCTCGACAGTCTCTGTGCCTCGTCCAGTATGTAGACCCTCCGCCTCGATCCAGCTGGTGGTAAGTACTCCACCCCCTGAACTATCTGGCCAATTTTTTCTACGCCTGAGACTTGCGAGGCGTTGATCTCCTGAATCGAAAAACTGGCCCGGTCCTTGTAGCAAACCGGACAAGGCTCGCCCATCTTTCCTGTCGTGCATTGTAAGCTCAACGCAAGAATCCTGGCGACAGTGGTCTTCCCGGTACCCGTCGGACCCGTGAACATCCAGGCAGCCGGTTCTCGCCCGGACTCGTACTGATTGACAATGGATGATACAACAGAATCCTGGCCGATCAACTGCGAGAAACTTTTCGGCCTCAGAATATGAGCCAACGTTCGTTGCGCCATGCTATCACCTACGTACTAGATTTCTTTAACTCTCCTGATCATGCTCGGCATTTACTGCGACGATCTCCTCCTGACTCTCCGTTCTGGGCTCGGAAAGATAGAATCGAAGCTCAAGGGAATCCATGCCCAATGGTACGAGCTCCATTCTACCAGGATTTCTTACAGCCCATAATCCGGCCATGAGCTTCACCAGCTCTGCTGCCTCTCTTACCGATTCCGGTTCAAGAGCAAGATAGTCCTTCAGTGCCCCTGTCGTTATGTGCACTTTCATAGCTGTATCCTCGCCGATGTCACGGCAATCGCCTGCACAAATCCCTCCGCCACTGTCTGGACTCTTCGGGACATATTCTGGGCGTTCTCTTTCCACTTGAGCTGGTCGTCCGGATTCATATTTTGCAGGACGTACTCACCGACCTGCCGCTCCGCGTCCGTCATGCCCTGCCAACCCAACAGCACATCCCGGAACAGCCCAGCCAGGAACAGGACAAACTGTTGCTGTGGTTCCACGTGCGCCGGCTTTACGTCCTTCTCCTTCGGTTTCTGATCCATCATTCGTCTCCCTTTTCTGGTTTGACTTCTCTCAACGGAACGTACTTTGACCGCCCGTCGTACAGCTGCTTGAATCCAATCTGTGCCCCTTCCCGACTGTTCTCACCGACTTTGTTTTTCCAGTTCAGGATGGAACCCTTGAACCCGATGACGTTGCCATTTTTTTTGATCCTACCCTTGTCCCCACTGAACCGCCGCAACTTGATTCTTGAAGCACAGTAAAATCTCGGCGCGTTGCCACCCGGCGTGTATTCCGGATTACCGAAGCGCACCCCCGGCGATATCCTGACCTGATTGATCCAGACGATCATCGCATTGTAGGCCGAGGCCCTTTTTCTCCATCTCTTCATCAGGAAACCAAGGAACTGGGGCACCGATACCCGCGTCCTCATATTCTGGTCTGCTATTCCATGGGACTCTTCTTCTTCTGTCATCATGCTGGCAATCGAATCGACGCCGAGAAATATCCGCCCATTCTGTTTTCTCCGGTAGCATCGATCCATCCAAAGCTCAATCTCTTCGCACTGCTCTTCGGCCGTAATCGGCCTCTTCATCTTCTCTTCCTTGAAAAAGCCGACGACCGGCTCGAACCGTATGACATTTTCCGGGTGCTCCACTCCACGCAAAGCCATCCAGACATCGTCCACCGTATCTTCCAGCGCCCAGATCCCACAACTGGCCCCGTCTCTTTGTGCCATCCCAAGCAGGAAATACATCAGGGCTGTCTTTCCATGCGACTCCCAGCCCGATATCTCATACTGCTTCCCGTAAGCCAAGCCCATCTCTTCGGAACCGATGACCCGGTTCAGTTCTTTTGAGCCGGTATCCAGCCAGTAACGCAGCTCTTCCTGCATCGGATGCCGGAGCGCTTTCCGTATCAAGGCCAACTCGGCCTCAGGCGATAAATCTTCCTGAGGCCGAGTCTTTTTCGGTATCGGTGTCATGCTATCCCGTCTGTATCTCCGGACTAGAAATCGTCGTCTGCTCTTGACTTTGACTTGCCTGGTTTTCCTTTCGCCGTGGCTCTCGGTTCTTCTTCCTCTTCAACCGGGCGCCTTTTCCCACTCGTCGGCTTCCTCGCCGGCCTTTCGTCCTGTTCGCCATCACCTTCCTCCTCTCGCTCTCGTCTAGACCTTCCACGAGGTCTCTCTTCTTCGTCCAGATCCGGAACCTCCTCCTCCTTTTCCGTAGATTCCTCCTCTGCGAAGTCCTCTTCCAACGCGGCCTCCAAATCGGCGTCCTCATCCGCCTCCACCGGTCTGGTTCTCTTACCGGGCTTCTTTCCGGTTTGCCGGCTAGCTTCCTCTTCATCTTCATCCTTACGACGACGCGGACGTTCCTCTTCTTCCGGTTCCGGCTCCTCGGCAACTGGCCTACGGCGACGCGGACGTTCCTCTTCCGGTTCCGGCTCTTCGACAGCTGGCCTTCTTGTTGGCCGCTCTTCCTCTTCCTCTTGCTCGTGGCCATAGTAGGCGGCCTTCATGTCCTCCTCACTGTACTTGGGGACGACATCTCCGAACGGCTTCAGTTTGGCCATGACCTTCTCTGGCGCGGGCGAAGGATCGTCATCACGGTCGAAATTCGGATACCTTGTCGTCGTGAAAGTAGTTCCCGTACGAGAAGCGGTTATATTGTATCCCTTCTTCGGATTGGCAATGTCACGCTTCGACAGCATACCCAACAGCGTATTGGCCAACTTGTTGGGCATCTCCCACAGATGAGGGCCGGACCAGTTCTCATCCTCGTCCATCACGGCTATCTGGACAGCGAAACGATCCCCTCTTGCCATCTCCTCAGCGGCCTTCCGTCTGGTGGCCTTTTCCGAATCCGAAAGTTTCGGAAGCATCTCGTCGCACAACCAGCAATCCCCTTCCCCTTCCTGAGTCTTGCCACAGCGGATGTAGGCTTTTCTCGGGCCGACGTTTGAATGCATCCCGTACTCGACAAACTCCTTCCTATCCAGACCCTTCGCATTCGGAAGGACCCGCAGTACCGTGTCCCCTTCCGGCAACGTGAAGCGTTTCTTCGCAGCTTGTTGCCGTTCCTTCAACCTCTTTGCCGCTTCTGCTTGCTTGTCCATAGTCCTTCATTCTCCTTATCGTTTTAGTGAAACGAGCTAACCTTATTTGAAAAGCTTGTACTACCAAACTTGTCGTCCATCTCCTTGAGCCAGCTCATGCGCCGCTCAAAGTACAGCTCCATGATCTGCTTTACCAGATTGTACGTCTGGACCTTCACAACAGCAACCATGATTCCGAACACGAACCAAATCCACAGCGTCCACCCGATTATTTTTAGAATTCCCAGTATCATACAAAATCCTCTTCCTTGTCCGGCAAGGACCGTTTTAACTTCTCTCTCCGCGCCTTCATACTGTCTACTTCACCACTAGGCCTGAACGTGTCTTCTATATAGGCGAACTGAACCAGAACTTTGATCGTACTACGTCGATGCTCATACGCATCCAGCAAGAGCTTTGCCCATTCTTCCCTCCGCTTGGCAGCCAGAGCTGCGTCTCTCGCTTCCTTTACCGCCGGGTCTCGGTCCACCAACTCCGTCAGTGATTTCTCTGTGAACCCTTTCTTAGCCCCACCACTACCCTTCACCCGCAACCGAATGCTCTTCTCCGTTCTAATATCGTCATAGGCGGCATCCGATTGCTGCCGCTCTTTCATTCTACGTATCCGATAGGTGGCGGCGGCCATGAACAACTTGGCCTGCTCGAGTGCGGCTCTCTGTGTATCTTCTTCCGCGAACGCCAACCGAGATAACAGATCTTTGACGTCTACTTCTCCGACTATCGGTTTCATCCCCATCCCTCTACTCCATTATACAAAAATCACACTGGCACTTCGTCGCGAATCTGCTTCCACATCTTTTGCTCGAAATCCCGGTTCCTCTGACACCACATATCGATAAACTCCTCCGGTGACTGCCCGGCGTATTCAACCATTACGCCCAGTCGAAATCCGGCCTTGGCTTCGGATCTTAGGGGAACGACCCAGTTGATCTCCGGCCACAGCTTCTTTACATAGACCAACACGTCTTTCTCCATCAGATGCATGAACTGCTGGTAAGCTTTGACCAACTGTTTTAGCATCGTAAAGACGTAGAGCGAATCGTGAACCTCCATCGAAGGGCGCTGCAATAGCGAATACGTCTTCTTTTTCAGCTCCATGATTGCCATGACCACCAACATCAGCTGATGCGCCGTTCCCTGTATCGGCGTATTGACGGCCTGATTGGCCCAGTACGTCTGTCTCGATTCGTCTCCCGCTATGGCTATCTCCCTCGGGAATCCGAACAGCGTCTCCACGTATCCATGCTTCTCAGCAAACTCATGCTGCCGCTCAATGAACTCCTTCACCCGCTTGAACCTCTTGAAGTAGGTAGCATGCCACTCGAAGACATCCTCCCTAGAATAATTGAACGGCTCCTTGTTTTTCTGTGCGTCCGCCATCAACTTGTAGTACAGCGAGTCCGGTACCATGCCATAGATGATTCCAAAATGCAGTCCCTTGAACGCCGTTCTTGCTTCCCGATCTTTCTTCAACACCGCCAATGGCTTTCCCGTTAACTCATGACCGACCGAGGCGTGGATGTCCTCCCCCGACTGAAGCAATGAGATCAACAGCTCGTCCCCCGACATCTGAGCCAGCACACGAATCTCCAGCTGCGAATGGTCCCCACCCAGCAGGACTTCCAAATCCCCGAATCTACTAAGTAGACTCATGAGTGCTTACTCAACTCCTCTTTCTTACTGGCTTCCAACAGGGCTGCCTTGACCATTGGCCAGCCCATCAGAAACTTCGGTTCCTCGAAACGATAGTCTTCCCTAAGTCTGGGAAGTCTTAGAGCCATGACCGACTCTCGCCTCTCGTTCCAAAACTCATCTGGTATCCAGACGACTGAACAACTCTCCGGCCCTCGTGCGTGCCAAACGGACAAGAATCCCTCGCTGAGGATCCGCCACCACGCGATACACAGTCCACAATCGCATTGCAATGGCGCCATCTCTTTCTTAGGAATGACAAAATCCCCACACGACTCACATCTTACGATTTTCATCTACCCACGCCCTGTAAAGGTCTCTCCAGCGGACATCCGAAACCAGTAGACATTCGATTTCCGGTGCCCCATGCACGTTCTGCAGGTTGACGATCGTCTTGTCTTTCTTGTTACCCCGCTCGCCACCCGATCGCAGTCTGTTCGTGACCGTACCCGTCAACCACCACTTCGTTCTGACTCTTCCCTCGTGCGCCAGTGCCGATCTCCGATAGCCGTCCAGATAGGTCGATTTCTTTTTCGACAACTTTCTGACATCCAGCTCCATCTGCGGAAACTCATGGAAGTTCGAAAGCAGCAACATGATCTCTTCTCTCGTCGATCTGGGAAACTCCCTTCTCATCTCCTCATCCAGATGCCGACCCAACTTCAACTGGTCGTAGACTACAACGGCCACATCCTGTGGCTTGTTCGGATTGAACCTGGCGTTCTTGGCTATTTTTCTAAGCTGGTCCGTTAATGCCTTGATACGTATCGGAAGCCACTTGTCCAGTACATCGGCGTGCTTGAAGTCCAACCACGGCCCATACTGCTCCTCCATCCGCATCAGGACCGGAGCGCAGCGAATCAGGACATGGTGCAGCGCCTGATTGATCTTACCGTCGTTACTGACCTGGATCCGCTTTGTCAGATCGCAGTCCGCCCCGTTGTAGGTCACGATTATCTTCGGCGGCAACTTCCAAAAGTTTACCTGGTCCGTGTCCTTCTCCTTATAGGGATCCAGAATACCCTTGTAACCGGCAAACTCCCGGAACCGCATGTCTGCGATCGCCTGCAGCCCGTAGCTGTATCTATTTGAAAATCTCTGGTACTCCGAATACTGCGTATCATGGACAAACCCGGCAAGCTTTAGGCCCCATAGTTTCCGCAGCTTGTCCTCGTCGTAGACTCCATGCTGTAGTGCTTTCAGTATCGTCGGATCCGTCAAGATGTCGGCCACCGTGTGGAACTTGGCCTGATCCGCATCCGGATCTGCCTTCAGCTTCTCATGCTCGAAGAACACGCCCCTCGACTTTCCCTTGCCCCAACAGAATCCGACGTAGACGATTACATTCTCACCCTTGGCGTTTGTCCCGTCCTCGATGTCCACGACGACAACGATTCCGTTTTTTGCAGCTTCCCGGATCGGATCGTCGATTTCCTCTTTTAGTCTAGAAGCCGGGACGGACTTGTAGTCCTGTCGTTCGATATAGCTAAACCGTCCTGATTTTTCCTTGACCTTATCCATAGCAGCAGCCAACGCCCCCCGGAACTCCCGCAACTTCGACTTCGGCGCCCCTCTAAGAAAATAGCTCGGATGGTACGTACAGATGACCCACGCATTCAGCTTCTTGGAAAAGAATGTCTTCTCGTTTTTCCGGTACTCACCACGAAGCAACGCTTTCGCGGCCACCTGTCCCAGTACCAGATGGACTTTCGCTTTGCCATTGTTCCTCTGGATTGCCTCCTCGTTGTAGATTGAGCAACATCTTATTTCTTCCTTCGATGGGTTCCGAGGCTCAAACTGGTCCAGCTCATTCGTGTCTACGGTCCAACAGCGGACAACATTTTGCACGTCGCACATGTCCCGCGTCAGCCCGACTTCCCGTGCTATCTCCCAAAACAATCTCCCGGCCGGCCCGACCAGCTCCATCTTCTTTCTGTTCTCATGCTCACCCGGATTCTGGGCCCACGCCATAATACGACGACCCGTAATGAGATCCAGATTCTTGACCTTGTTCAGACCGGGAATCTTATTCAGGGGGCAGAAGTCACAGCCTCGTTGACCAGTTGTCCCGCTGGTCTTGTTTTTCTGCGACTTCTGCGCCACCTGCTTTTCCGGAGCGGTGTCCCCGCCGCCCGGAAACCCTAGTAAACTCTGAAAGCCTTTCACGTCTTCCTCTTCTCCCGGTACTCGCACAAGCGAACATACGCCGACGATGCCCCGTGCTTACGCTGCCAGTCTATCGACCCGGCGCAAACGAGCCCCGACCCATTTCGAACCTCGCCTTCATCGTCATACTCTGTAGTATCGTGGCACGGAAAATAGTTCCCCTCACGCAGCGCGGTCAAAATCCCTCTCCACCGGCCAGACTGTAGACTCTTACGCAGCTTCAGACCCGGACCCTTCGTATCGAACGGGCAGTTGTTACACATCCGCTTCACTCGCCACCGTCGCATCATCCTTGCTCCTCTACTTCCACCTCGCCGCGCGTGTTCCCAATATCGTAGTTCCACAATGTGGACACGTTGGCATAGAAGGCCATTTGACGCCATATTCGCGCCCACATCTCAAACATAAATACTTCTCAGTGGCTTCTGGACGCCTTAATTGAATTCTCCTCACCTCACCACGCCTAACGCTAGCACGCCAAACACAAGCCCACCTCTCCTAACCAAACCCGTCCTTGCCTTCCCATACCCTGCCCCGCCTCTCCCCACCTAACATAACCAAACCCCAGCATGGCAGACCTTACCCCGCCTCGCCGGACGTAAGCTTGCCTAACCACAGCCCACCTCACCCAAGCTTGCCAATCCATACCTAAGCCCACAGCACCACGCCTAGCCAGACATCACCTGACCTCAGCCCACTTCACCTAACCAGCCCCAACCTAAACTCACGCCGTCTTGTGCTTGTGACCACTATCCCTATGCATCGCGTGATGCGTTCCCGCCTTCGTACCGACCCGTAGATCCCCATACCTGGAAAGAATCGACGGCTTATAAGGTTTCTTCTTCGGTTTCTCTTCGGACTTGGCCGTGGGCGGCGAAGCAGGTTTCTCTTTTGTTTTTTCAATCATTGCTCCACCTAAAGTTTTCGTGCCACCATCAGGGCGACTCCCGCTCCTGATATCAGATACGGCGTCCTTTTTTTCTCGTCGACCCTGACGGTCAGTGTCTCACCCATCCGTCCGATATGTTCCAGCACCGGCTGAACCTGATCCAGCGGCCAGAGGACCGTCCCTTCCTTTACGCCGTCTTCCAGCTCCATCACTTCTTCGAACTTCCCCTGCGTGACCCTAACCGAGGCCCGCAGTCTTCCCTCACTCATCTCCATCGTCAGCATCCAGTCTTCCCTCCTAATGCCCGTCAGATAATTGGTCAACCTGGTCATGAGCCTGGCCAGACGCTCGGCTGGCAACTTTGCCAGTAGCGGCCACCGCTGTCCCTCGGCAACCCGCTGGACCAGTTGTGCTTTGGGAAATTGTTTCTGGGCCACGGCCGAGACCGATCCCTCGATCAGCCCCAGCCCACAGTCCAACAGGACGCGATCTCCTTCCAGTCCCACTCCCTGTACTGCCCCATCGCTCAGCAGCGGAATGATCTCCACCGGAAACGGAAACTTTAGGTCGTCCTTTTTCTTGGCCACCCCGACGAACAACACCGTATCGTTCGAGGCCATGACCAGATTACCACCCAGATACACACAGTTGAATTGCGGCAATGAAGGATCCGATGTCGCACAGGAGAACGAGGCGCGCAGCAGCTGCTTTAGGTTCTCCGACAGCCGGATTTCCTTCAACCCGTCCTTGTCCCGCCAGACTCCGTAGCCACCGATTTTACTTTCCCTCACGGCAAACTCAGCCCGTCTGGATCCCTGTCTCAGCAGCCATTTCCTTTCGTCGAAGGCTGTCCGGAAGTCCCCTTTCCAGTTCTTGCCCATCAGAACGAACGGCAGGAACAGTCTCCGGTCCACAAAGAACTCCGAAGCTTCCGGTATCTTTGCCCGGACCCGTATGACACCGGAGACCGAAGAGGCCAGTGACATCTCCAATCCGAACTTCCCCGTTCTCACCCGCACGTAGTCCGACGATGGAATGCCGGCCCGCTGGGGAACCAGATCCAGCACTTCGGCGGCTTTCACCAGCTCATCTTTTTCCAATACAATCCAATCCATTTTTTAATCTCCACCGGAGCGAGGCGCATCCGGTACGTAAAAATCCACCGGTTTCTTTTTGGGAGCCCCGTACGCACCGTCCCGCAGGCGCAAACGCAACAGAATATCCAACAACAGGACATCCGTCAACGTAATACCGAGCGCCATTGCTCGCGCCTTCGAAACCCGGACTGTCTCCTCTAACATTTCTTCATACGATTTCATTTGTCTCCTCTCACCGCGGCCAAAAACTCCTCGCGCACCTCTGGCCGGAAGAACGTACCCTGCAGGGCCGTTGTCGTCGTAACGGCGTTTTTCTTTATGCCCCGCATCTCCATACACAGATGGCGACCCCTGACATAGCAAGCGGCCCCCTTCGGTCTCAGACCCTTGTGCAGCATCTGGGCTATTTCCATCGTTGTATCTTCCTGTAGCGCCGGCTTCTTGGCGACCAGCTCCGCCAGTCTTGCCAGTTTCGAAAGTCCCAGCACCTTCCCGTTCGGAATATAGGCCACCCAGATATGCAGATGGACCGGCAAGAAATGATGGGGACACATTGACCAGACCTCTACCGGCCCGACCGTGATCATCTCCCGCGACTTCGAAGGAAATGTCTTTGACAGAATTTCTTTACGCTTCTCGTCGGCGTTGAACATACCGGCGAAGATCTCCGAGTAACTACGGGCCACCCGCTGACAGGTCTCCTTGAAGTTCGGCCCGTCCATGCTGATACCGGAATATCTTTCCAAAGCTCCGAGTACCCGACAAAAAGCGTGAGCGACATCGGCTTCGAAGTCTTTCCCGGAACCAACCGTCGCCACCTTCACCATCAGCTGGCCCACTGGTCTTTTCTTATGGTCACCCATCTGGACCATGTGCCAACAGTCCATACAGGTAACTGCCTTCGGATTCGTTGTCCAGGCCGAAACCTGCGCCTGGTCGGCCCCGCACAGCGTCTGCCACCAGCCCACCCTTCCAAAATGCCGGATTACTTTTAGAGTAGTTTTCCCCATCTCACGTGCGTGTCCTTTACGTATTTACGAAACTGGTTCAGATGCGAGAACAGCCAGCCGTTATAGATGAACCGATAGGCCAGACTCCGTCTCAACAGGTCGAAGTCCCATCCACCCTCCTCCACCTGGTAACGGACCGACTTTAGGGCCTCCGGTGATAACGACGTTGCTGACGTTGTAGTCGATTTCAAGCCACCCGTCAACGAGACATGGATATTCGCCAACGTACCCCTCTGCGGGTCCACGCCATAGATGGCTCCGTAGCTGGCCGTCCTCGACCAGGAGCTGGAGTCCACCGAATGCCAAGGATAGGCGAATGTCAGGGCCAAAGAGGTCATCGCGAACCCATGCAGCTTTACACTATATGGCTCACAAGTCCGGAAGACTTCATCCAGGTACCGACGGGTTTTCTTGTAGTCCAACTTTCTCCACGGCAGGTTCGATATTCCGATCCTCTTGTAGCCACCGTCCAACCAGCTCTTCAGCCAGTCCATCGGCCGGTCCCCGTGATAGACCGGCATCGGATGCAGCCCCGCCAGTTCCAGCCGCAGCTGCATCTTCCGGATCGTCGGCTGGTCGTGGATGTAGTCGAACGTGACGTGAAAGTCCCATCTCTTCTGCCTACCCCGACACCAGTCGACGTACTGCTGGACTGTTCGTTCCCGCATCTGATCCAGATTCTGGACAACCTTGTTCTTCGTCGTGAACATGTGGAACGAGAAGGCCCCGGAGTCCATCATGATGTGACTGCCCTTCTCCACATTGTAGTCGTACGACTCCAGTGCCCGCTTCGAGAAATAGATGGCCTCCGGAACCAGATAGACGAACGAGAAGCATCGGTACCGCACTCCGGAACACCGCAGAAACTCCTCCTCCAGCTCCTTCGAGTGGACGACCGTGTGCGACAGGTACAGTATCGGCTTCTCGTTCGTCTGCGCCGTTATCTCCGGCGTTGGACCGTTCGCCAGTATCAGCTTTTCCCGCTTCCTACTCATGCTCTCTCCGCCAACCACCGACCCACATCCGTCCATTGGCCTCATAGACAAGATACTTGTTCCTCAGGAACCGCAGCGTGTTCTGGGGACTGACCTGACACCTTCGACAGAATTGTACAAATTCTTCCTGAGTTCTCGGCGTTTTCAGGTATAGATATATTTTTTCCCGGATGGAACCCTTACGGAACGGCGTGGAGTCTTTTGACGTAGTCTCGGCAGATCTTTCTGTCCTTACAGAACTCCTGACACTCGATCGCTTTCTCGTCATAGCCCAACCGACTTCCTTTCGTCTCTTTTCCGAAGCAGGTTTTCCCACTCCGCTGCATCCCGTCGTAACATCCCTTACAGATTCCGGTCTCGGCCAGATACCGACCGTCCTGTACGTCCTCGATCCCGAATCGCGCTCCGCACAGTAGACACCACAACAGCTGCCTACCTAGCCCAACCACAACCCACCCCGCATCAGCTGTCGACAGTCGTTGGCTGTCAACCCGTTGGCGTCTGCCAGTATGCGAAACTCCCGGTATATCCTTTTTCCCAACTCCGACCGCCTGACCTTTGGACGCTCCTGCCCGAACCAGCCCCGCATCTCCTGCCGACATTCTTCCGAGGCCTGCGCATAACAGGTCAGCAGCGCGTCGACTGACTCGACCCGCTCCGTTTGCCTGTCGCGCACCCACAAGACGACATCCTCCAGTGGCACGTTCCAACCGAACCTTTTCTTTGTCTGTTGTGAGATCGCGAAATTCAGAAACAGATTGCTGATGCCGACATAGATGAAAGTCGTCTGTCCGGCCCGACCGTCGTATTTCTTGTTCGCATTTTCCAGCACCGCCCTGTAGGCCTCCTGCATCAGGTCCTCCGGCTCGACCCATTGCTTGACTCGAGTCGGTAACCTTCGCCACCATTGCCATGCCAGTTTTATTATCAGTCCCTTGTTTCCTTCGAGTAAGTCCTGCGCGCGACGCATACTCTCACCTTCATCCTTTCCCGGGCTGGGTACCGCGAGTATATAGGTTTTTCAATCTAGTGTCAAGGGATCAACCAGACCCGGTTCCTCACCTTGAACAACTCCTCCATGGCATACCGCCCGATGAAGTCCAACCAGGCTGTGTGCTTACCTTCCGGTTTTCTCCTTTCCGGTGCAGCCGAGACGACGTTGATGAGCTTTTTTAGCTTGTCCTGCTGCTCCGATGTGAATTTAAGGAACTCTCCCTGCCCGGCCAGCTTCATGATCTGATACTCCTGCCGAATCCTCAGCCACTCCGGTGACAGGTCGTAAAGGATCTGCCGGACCGGAAATGGCTGCTCCTCCCACGGTCTCGAAGGCCTGGCCCCGGCCCTGAAAAGATCCAGCGCCTTTTTCAACCCGATGCCCGGCAACCCCTTCAGGTTGTCCCCCATGTCTCCGGCCATTGCCCGCAGCTCCGGGACGGACTCCGGCGTCACACCGAACTCCTTCCAGACCTCCCGCGGTGTCAGAAGCAGGTCGTCCGGTCTGGCCCCGTCCCTCCGCTTTGTTTTCCGGGGCCACAGGACCCTGACGCCGTCCCCGACCAGCTGATGCAAATCGCGGTCCCCCGAATAGATGACCAGATCTTTCTGGCCCGGCCAGTTCCTAACCAGAACGGCAATCAGGTCGTCCGCCTCCAACCCCTGCACCTCACAGCTCCAAAAGCCCATGTCGGTCAACAGCGGCTTCAGGATGGCCTCCTGCTTGTGAACCCGGATCGTCTCCTCCGTCGTTTCTCTGTTGGCCTTGTAACCCGTCTTGGCCTGTTCCCGTTTATCGACCCGTCGATTGTCCCAACAGAAGACCATCGAGTACTGGTGCCATTGCGCCTGCATCCGCAGGACTTCCTTCCAGAACCCGAACATACCACCGGTCGGAAATCCGTCCTCGTCCACAAGACTGACATGGGCGAAGTGCTGACGATAGAGCAGATACTTGGCGTCGAATAGGATGACCCTTTTCATCTCAAAAAGTCCCCTTGTAGACGGGATACCATTCGTCTTCGTGCATGGCGACCTTCATTTCTTCTCCCTCGGCGAGCGAGGCGGAATCACCATCGGATGATCCAAAGGACCACCGACTTTCTCCTCGTCAGACTCCTCGCCTCGTCAGTCTCCTCGTCCTCTGGCCAACCACTTCTCTTCGCCTGCTGCTCCAATGGCTCGAATGGATTCTGCAGTGGACGCTTCTGCCAGTAGAGCGTGAACAAGATTCCAAAGGCGAAGCCCATTCCCAACCCAAACGCGAATGCTAGTATGATCCAGGCTGTCATGGCTTCCACTTCCCTCCCTCGCCAAAGAACTCCGGCTCGTCTTCCAGGACCGGTAGCGTCGGATCCTCGTGTACCCGGAACGAATGCCGGAGCCACTTGGGGTAATAGGCATAGCAATATCCATTCCGCGTCCAGCCACCGACGTCGAGAAACTTCCGGAACCTGAGCTCGACCCCGTCGACGACCGGAATCTCGTGTGACTCCGGCCAATGATTACATCTGACCACACCATCGCGGCCCGTACGATAGCTCACCATTCCATTGCCCACAGGATCCAGTACTTCGAATAGGGATCCTTCTTGTTGTCCGGATTGACCCGGCGGCTCCTCGGTATCCGTACGCCCGGCGGATGCTCGAAGACATCCTGCCCGATGACAGTCACCCTGAGGCCTTTCTTCTTGGCTCGTTTCTTGATCTGGTCCAGGGTCTCGATATTGAACAGCGTCCGGTCGCTCACTTCTTTCTCTCCTTGTAGCCCAGATCCTCCAGCTCCTTGGGAACCGGGACGGGAGGATATTCGCGCGGCAGGGACAGACCGAGGAAATATCTTCTGACGGCACCGGCCTTGGCTCCGTACATCCCGTATTTCATTTCGGCCTTCCGGATCCACTCGCAACCCTCGTCTATTTTTTCCAAGATGGTCATCTCCTTCGCGCCTCCTGTCGCAACTGCATCTCCAGCAATGCTGAGTAGGGCTGGCGCCGCCTGATTAGCTCCCTGATTTCCCCGGGCTCCAGTTCATCCGCTTGCTTCTCCGACCAGCCCGCCACGGTCACCCTCGGAAACTGGGTCACCATGTTGGCCGCCGATCCCAGATAGGCCAACAGCCCCTGCCGGTCCGGATCCGGAAACAGACAGACTTCCTTGAAACCTTTTAGTTGCATAATCTGGATGTCGGTTATGTTCTTGCCCATCGTGGCGGCGGAACAGATTTTATTTCGGACAGCCCGCTCGATGGCCAACATCTTCGTCACGCCCTCCGACAGTATCACCAACCGGTCCGGATAGAGGTCCGGCCTCCCGTTGTAGACAACCTTGAATCCCGTCGTCAGTAGGTACCGGGGCTCCTGCTTGTTCGTCCAGTCCCGCCCCGTATAGCCCATCAACTTACCGTCCCTGTCGTAGGCCGGAAATATCAGTCGTTGCCTCCACTTCCAGTCCCGAATGGTCGCCATGATGGCGTGCCTCTTCATCTGCTCCCGTGTGATGCCCCTCCGCAGCGCGTATCGCACGGCCGATCCGTACCAGTCGTCGTCCGATGGTAGGTCCCAGATGAACTCGGCGTCCTCCGGTAACTTCAGGGACTCCGACCGGGTCCTGGTTTGCCGCGTGATGGGGACTTCCGTTACCTGAGCCAGTTCCCCACCGTCGGCCCCCAACTTTTTTAGGATGGCGTAGAGTGCCGATCTGGACCGCCAGCCACAGTTGAAGCAGTTCGCCAGTCCCGATTCCAGATTGAACCCCAGCCGACCCTTGTAGTCCCGCGTCGTGCCCATCTCCTCACAGAATAGGCAGTCGATCCGAAACTCGTTCGGGTCGCTGGCACTGGGCGTAACGTTCACGCCCTTTCCCCGCAGATAGGCCAGAAAGTCGAACACGATCCTACCTGGACTTCCTTTCCGGACCCCAGACACGGTTCAG